ACCAACTGGCCCGCCTCTACCGAGTGCCGGGTGATGAAGTCGTTCAAGTCGTTTTTGATCTCGCTGAACGTAACAAAATCGTCGGTAAATTACCCGGTCCTGGTCAAGTGGTCTACCGAGGCGGCCACGCAGACTGTCCCCAGCTCATGGGACGAGTCTGTGAGTACGAATGATGCGGGCGAATACCCACTGAACGACTCGGCCTCAGAGGTCATCCGGGACGGCCTCCAACTCGGAGACACATTCCAGATTTACCTTTCCGGCTCCGTCTACCAGATGTCTTACGTCGGAACCCCGTTTATTTTCTCGTTCCGTAAAGTTGCGCCTATCGGTGTGATGGCGAAGAACTGTGTTGCTGAGTTTCCCGGAGGCCACTTCATTCTCGGGGTTGATGATCTGTACATCAATGACGGTCAACGGGTGACACCGATTCTCCCCACGGAGCTGAAGGATTGGATGTTCAACGTGATCGACGGGGAATATGCTGACCGCTCATTTGTTGTGACCGACTTCGGGCGTAATGAGATTTTGTCCTGTTTTGTCTCAGCGGATTCTGCGAACAACCAAATAGACAAAGCGGTCGTATTCAATTACACAACCAAGACATTCACCATCCGGGATCTGCCGGAACTGGCACATATTACTCCCGGGGTTGTGGATGATCCCACCTCGTTCAGCACCTGGACAGCGGCCACAGGGAGCTGGGATTCCGCTGATGGACGCTGGGCGATGAGTTTCGATAAGTTCGAGGATGTGTTGGTGTTTGCTTCCCCGGTCGCCACAAAGATTTACCGGGACGGCAGCGGGAACAAGGAAAACACCGCAAACATGACGGCGTTTATCGAGCGTACCGGGATGTCGCTAACGGCTGAAGGATCGCCCGACCAATCCACAGTCAAACACATCAAGGCCATCTGGCCCAAGATGGAAGTTTTGAATGATGACACTGTGAATGTTTATGTCGGGACTCAGATGTCCACCGAGGAAGCCGTAAGCTGGGAAGGGCCGTTCACGTTCAACCCCGATACGATGTCTAAAGTTTCGTGCCGGGCAACAGGCAAATTGTACGGCGTCAAAATCGAAAGCACTGCCGACACGCATTGGAAACTCTCAGGATTGACGTTTGAGGTAGAAAACGCCGGTCGAAGAGGCAGCCGTGGCCATAGCTGACAGTAAAAAGTTTAAATCCGTCACCCGGTATCAGCCGGGACCGCCTCCGGTAAATCCAGAAGACCTCCCGGTCTATCTGACCAACGAACTCAATCGACTTGGCGAGGTGGTGTTCAACCTTTCCAAACTCCGGCTGGAGGAGGCTTTTGCTGCGCCCGACAAGCCCAGGAATGGGCAACTGGAATATGCGGATGGTACGTCCTGGGATCCCGGCAGCGGTGCGGGCATCTACTGGTTTGACGGGTCAAGTTGGACGAAACTTTAGTCTCCCTGATAGCGCCGGGGGATGTACCGTATTTCTGGCCCCACGTTTCTGATCTGCTGGAAAAAGCCCAGCCCCATTCTGAGGGGGAGCTGGCGACAGAAGATTTTTTAGAGTTTTTGAAGTTGGCCGATATGCAGCTTTGGGTTGCTGTCCGGCAGAAGGAAGTGATCGCCGCAATGGTGACACAAATAATCCCATATCCGCGAAAGAAAATCCTTCGCATTATTGCGATTGGCGGCGCGGATATGGATAGATGGTTTGGTTCCCTCCCTAAAGTAGAAGAGTTCGCCCTCCAAATGGGCTGCGAGTCTCTGGAAGCCTGGGGACGAAAGGGATGGAAAAAAATACTCACTGATTGGAATGACAGTTACATCGTGTACACGAAAAAATTGAGGACGCAATAATGGGTGGTGGCGGCGAAAGTACGGCTGAAAGATATGCCAAGTTTGGGGCCGGTGAATACTCATCGTCCGACTTTGAACGGTATGTAGACTCACGCCCCGATCTCGCAGCAGCATGGGCCAAGATTGAGTCTGACCCTACTGCGTGGGATTCCAAATACTGGATCGACAAAGGCGCTACAAGCAAATCTGCTTTTGGCCGCGCTCACGCCGCTGAAGATGCAGCACTGTACGCCGGGACTTACGGCGATTCAGGCGATACCAAAGTGCTCCCAGGAACCCCTGAGTATGAAGCCTACTTCGGAGATGGTGGGGGGACTTACTTCGACTCGTTTATCTCCAGCCCCTCTGGAGAGGGTGGAGGCGGTGGTTCGTCAATGGTCGGGCCTGGAAACCCCTATTACCCGCAGCGTGTTTCGGCCTTTACGCCTCGCACAGCTCAAGATTGGTCGGCGTATATGCCCGCCGGAAGCCCCTTAGCAGTAAACAAGGGGATTCTTTACCAGGCTGACATCAACTCCCAGGGAATCCCGGATAGCATCTGGAACTACCAACCGCCGATGTTGTACGCCTCTGGTGGGGGTGGTGGCCTTTCCATTGGTACGGGAGGAGGAGGCGGCTTATCAATCGGTACGACCGGCGGCGGTCACTTCATCCCAACGGGAATGTTAAGCGTTGAATCGCCTCCTGTTGGTTCAGCGGGATACCCGGTGGGTGATCCGAGGAACCCGGAAGATCGAGGTGGGCCGGATAGGCCCGGCGCGGATAGCGACACTCAAACTCGGCACGATCCAACGCCGAGGTCTAACCCCGGTGGCGAAAGTTATCCAACAACAACACCAGCGCATTACCCCACAGATCATCATCCACCCGCTCCCACCACACCTCATTTTTCAACTATTACATTCCCTTCAGAGGTGGCTATTGAGCAGGGATTCGTATCCACGCCAACCCTCGCCCAAGACATAGAAGCAAATAAAGCAAAACAAAAAGCGTTGGCGCAAATAAGAGCGGCCGAAAAAGCGGAACAAGAAAGAGCATTAGCCGCAGACATTGCCGCAAATAAGGCAAGGCAAAAAGCGTTGGCGGATATAGCGGCGGCTGAAGCGGCCGCGGCTAAACTTGCGGCGGCTGAAATAGCGATGGCAAATGCAATGAGTGATTACCAAGTGGATATGGCACAGGCGGAACTCGCCGCCGCCGCTAAAGCGGCAGCATCAGCGGGGTTGTTAGGCTCGGGAGGTGGGGCAGCAATCGGGAAACAGATCAGTCGTTATTCGAAACTCCCATCAGTTGCGTCGGTCTACGGAAATCCGGGAGGCGGCCAACCGGACTCTGCACAGGGCGGCGGCGCTCCAGGTGGCCCCGGCGGACCAGCAGGCGGCGGACATTCGAGAAAGTAGAGGAATAAATTATGGGTGGTGGCACAAGAGTTACAACAAGCGAATCAGCTCCCTGGGAAGAACAGATCCCATATCTGACCGCTGGATTTGATGAGGCAAAACGGCTTTATAACCGTGGTGCTCCGGCTTATTACAGCAAAGACACATTAGCCGGGTTCGACCCAGCACAGACCGCTGCACAGCATAATGTTTTGGGCTATGCGATGGGACCGAGAGCTGCCACGCAGCAAGCCGGGGCAGAAGCCCGCCTGCTGAAAGGACTGTCGGGAGAGATCGACACAGCGACCTTCAACCCCATGATGGATGCCCTGGGTCGGCAGATGAAGGATCAACTGGAGGTAAATGTTTTACCGGGGATTCGGCAGAACCTGGTTGAGTATCAGCAGGGTGGCGGCTCCAGGGGCGATATTGTGCAAGCAAATGCCATCGCCGCCGCAAACCAGCAAATGCTGAACAAAGCGGCCGAAATGACTTACGGCGCACAGCAGGCCGCCCAGGATCGCGCACAGAATTACGCCCAACTGTATCCATCCATCATGTCAGCTCCGTTAGGCATGGCCTCTGCGATTGGGGATGTGGGGGCTGCCAGAAGGGCAATGACACAAGAAACCATCAACCGGGATATGGCGCGCCATCAATACGAATCCACTGCCCCGCAGCAGGCACTTCAGAACTACATGGCGATGGTGCAGGGCAACTACGGCGGCACGACAACACAAACCACACCGGGGCCAAGCGGCCTGCAGACTCTCGGCCAGATCGCCCAGATTGCCGCGCCCTTTGCGATGCTGTGATGGCCCAGGAAGTTGAACAAGTTAGACCGGATGCCGTGGTAACTATCACCGGCATTAAGCACGTTAATTACGGAGCCTTGTAATGGCGCATCCTTCTCTATTTGGTCCATCTGCGTTTTTGAAAAAGATCCCAAGTGCAAATCCCTGGGCTGGTGTTGATCCCGGGCTTGCGGCTGCCGCTGGCGGCCCCGGAGCTGGCACAGTGGTCGATCCACGAACCTGGCAGAGAGGCACTTCAACTCTTCCATTTAACCCCCCTGACGATGGTTTTCGGGAGGCGTTGGCTGAAGCCTGGGCGAACAACGACCTTGCCGCTGGATATGCAGCCGCAGACCAGCCAGGCGCTCCCAGGGG